CTCAGTCCTCATCAGACTCAACAGCTACATGCTTAGACCCAGCTTTAATTGAGTCCAACACGTCCCGTTCAAGGGCTTCTTTCAGGTCTAGCTCTTCCCGTATGGACGCAAGCATAGCATCACTGCCCTGCCACTGGCGACCTGCGTAACGGTAATAAGCACCTGCTCTAACAATAACCTTGTTAATGATGCCCATTGCTACTATTTCTTTAGCAAAATCAAAATCACCTGCTGGTATATCCCCGCCGGATGCAAAATAAAAGTCAACGGTCGCTGTCTGTGATGGTGGGGCTGACTTATTTTTAATGATTCTTACCTTGATAGATTGACCAATACGACGTTTTTCTTGCCCAGTTCCCGCTTCAATCCATTCATCGCGTCGTACTTCCATACGGGTAAAGAAGGCATAGTCCTTGCCTAAGCCACCTGGGGTGGTGCGAGGGTCGCCATACATAACGCCAATTTTTGAACGCCACTGGTTGATAACAATCCCAATGAATGGGCGTTCTGCCTCTGTAAGCGAGCGCTTAGATGCCTTGCCTACCTTACGAAAAAACTTATTAGTTAGTAGCGCTGTTCGTCCTACTGTTGACTCTTCCATTTGTTTTTCATCTTCAGATGAAGGAACAAGGGCAGGAAGGCTATCAATAACGATACAGTCCACAGCTTTACTTTCAGTGAACTCAATAACTGCTTCATATGCCATCTCCATAATGTTTGTAGAAACTACGTACACACGTGAAGTATCAACCCCGCACAACTCAGCGTAGTTAGGTACCCACTCTTCTGCTGCAACCCATACTGTTGTAAAGTTAGGATCACGTTTTTGGTTAGCTGCAATAGTTTTTAACGCAAGCGCGGTTTTACCATTGCTTGCCTCACCAATAATTTCGTGCCATTGATTAGCTGGCCACCCACCGCCAAGTGAAACGTCTACCGCAACAGACCCTGTAGTAAACCTATCTGCAACAGCAATAATGTCTGAGCCTAAAACAACAGTATCTGCGCCCATCTTTTTGTTAATAGCATTAAGAACCTTTACTAGATCTGCTGTTATTGCCATTAAATATGTCCAATGATTGTCTGCGGATTAAACCCACCTGGTTGTACTTGTTTTGATGCTTGAGCTGGACCAGAAGCTTGACCACCTTGTCCAACAATACCTGTTCCCATACCTGATCCACTTTGTTGAAGTGGGTAACCGCAATCGTAACAACGCTTTCGGGAGTCTGGAGTTGCTCCGCCATAGTTACCACTACCGCAACCAGGACAACGATCACCTACAGGTGTGCGCATAGTCGGGTAGTTCTGTGGCGCATTAGGTGTCTGTGGCGCCTGTTGCTGAGGTATTGCTACGCCTTGATACGAAGGCTGTTGTGGTACCGGTGTGGTACCAAGTTTATTTGCCCACCAATTAGAACTCATCGTCGTCTCCTTTTATCTCAATCTCTTCCAAGGCTACCCCGCCTTGATCTAAAACGCCAAGTCGTACGCCGATAGAAATAGCGCCAAGTAAAGTTGTGGCAGCTACCGATCTATAGATTTCCCGCATAATTTTTAAATCATCTTCTAGTTCTTTTTGAAGCTCTGGGCTTTTAGCCTCAGGATTTTCTTTTAAAATCTTTAGTTGAGCTGCGGTAATGACGTCCGAGCTAATAGTTGAAATGTAATCTATGTAAGGTAATACTTCTTTAATTTCAACCAAACGGTTGTCGCTGTCCTCTTGTTCTTTTGCGTTACCCTCATCACTTACGCGAGTTAAACCTAGATACTCCGCAAGGGAGTTCTCATCGCCAACGCCTACGTCGTATATAAACCAACGAAGTAAAGTGCTAGAGGGAAACTCATCTGAGACAAAATCAAAATCAAAGCTGTCCTCGTTATCTTTTCTAAAAAACTTTGAAAACCAACTCACTTAGCATCTCCCCACCGTTGAACAACTGAAATGTCTGCAATCAAAGGAATTGGGATAATCTTTAAATCTTCCATTGCTTCGCGGATAGCTTCTTTAGTTTGATCCACCAAATGGTCAGGAGTAAGCGTTACTAACTCATCGTGTACTGTGAGGATCAATTTAGACTCCTTTGGAATTAAATTATGGGCGCGAACCATAGCTAACTTAATAATGTCAGCAGCTGAGCCTTGAATACGAGTATTAAAAGCCTGTCGTTCTGCGCTTGCTCGGAAGCCTACCACGCGTGAGTTAATGTCAGGCAGGTAACGCCTACGCTTAAGAAGGGTGGTGACGTAGCCTAGGTTACGCGCCACGCCGATTACCAAAGTTCGGTACTCGTTTACTGCTGAGAACTTATCCCCAAAGTCTGTAAGAAGCGTACGAGCTTCTTTACGGTACAGCCGATGCTCTTAGCAATCTTGTCTGGTCCCACACCGTATGCCATAGCTAGTACTAGTACCTTGCCCGCCTTACGATCTACTCCCATAGTGTTACCTACTGTTGTATAAATATCCTCGCCTTTTAAATAGTTGTCCATCATGATGGGGTCTTGGGACATTGCAGCAATAACACGTGGCTCAATCTGTGAGTAGTCGGCTACTACAAGCTTGTAACCTTCTGGCGCTTTGAACAAGTTACGAATCGCTCTACCGTTATCACTAACTGATGGGTTAGGGATGTTTTGTAGGTTGGGGTTACGGCTTGAGAATCTACCGGTCTCTGCTCCCCACTGAATAAAGTCAGCATACACACGACCATTGACTAGAAGGCTGTCCTTGTACTCAGTCTTTACCTTACCGTTTGTAGTCTTAATGACATCCCCGCCCAAATACGGAATCACATAGGTACTCAACAATTTATTTAAATCAGCATACTTAAGCAAAGCTCCAGCTAATTCATCTGTGTCACGGAAAGGTTCTAAGGCCTCGGCTGATACTGAATAATCTTTGTAGTTTAAAGCGCCTTCGTTCTTCTCACCCTTACCGGTCAAAATAACAGGCTTAAGTCCACGGCAACCCTCATCTTTAGGGCCGTACAGAAGGTACTGCTTCTCAGAGTTAGAGTTAATATTAAATACTCCAGCGATTGAGTAAATCTCTTTTCGTACATCTTCAATCTCAATGTTCAATTTGTCGTAAAGGATCTGTAGCTGCTCCATGTCAATAGGTGCGCCAGTAAGCTTCATGTCGCATAGAACCTTAAGCACATCCATCTCTATAGCCATAACATACTCAACATCCGCGGCTTTTACTTTTTCGCGGACAGCCTTCCACAAAAGAAATGTGTACTTAGCGTCAAGGTAGGCGTACTTTGCAACCTCATCAAATGAATAGATCTCAACCATGTGGCCAATACCTTTTTCCATCTTAAAACCAAACTCACGATCTAAACAATCGTCTAGACCAACTTTGTTCTTGTTCTTGTTGTCGTAAAGAAACGAAGCCATAAGCGTGTCAAAGTAAGGACCTGAAGGTATTTGACCGTCGTAGTACTTAGCAACAGAACTGAGGTCAAACCCCAAATTGTGCCCAATAGTTAAAATCTTGTCATTAAAAAATAAAGGCTTTAAAGCTTTGAATACTTGTGCAGGATATAGCTGCATGGGTGCTGGCCCAAAAGATTTAATAGCCTTCTTCTTATCCCTAGAATAATCAGAGTCTCTAGCTTGAAGTCCGGCAAGAATACGCTTCTCACCTTGTCCAGTTAAAGGGAAGGCTTCACTAATAAAGTCTCCGTGTGGGTGACCAAGTGGAATAACATCTCCGCGATCATGTGTTGACAAGCTAATCCAAAGAACCTCGTTTACAGCAGGAACTCCACGGCGGTCACCAACAGTTTCCACGTCAAATGCAAACGCATCTTGTTTCATGTAATGCTCGACCATCTCATTGAGTTGCTCAATGGTCGTGACTATGTGCTCCAAATTAATCTCCAATTAAAAAGGAGGAGCCGGGAGCACTCCTGAACCCGGCCCCTCACACTTATTAAATAAGGGAAAGTGCTACGCCTTCAAGCTCATCCCAGGTCGATTCCTTAATTGCGGAACGATCAAACGGCTTGAACTGTTGGAACACTGCTTCCCCAGCAGCTTCGTCAAGACCAAGATGTGAAGCATCTTCGGCAAGATCACGAGGCTTAATTGGAGTAATGATGTAGTTAGTTGTCTGCTGCTTACCTGTGCGTGTAACTGACCAGTACTTGCTGGTTAGTGGACCTGCTCCAGAATGTTCAATCCCAGCAAGTTGCTTAAACAACTTTGCACTAGCAACTAAAAGCTGACGTTGTGGTCCGCCTTCTGCGTTGTAGTTAATTACAGTAAAAGCCTTCTTGTCTTCGGCCTTGTCCTGTAAGCGAATACATAACGGGCAGTTGTTCTCTAAGCAAACATAAGAACGCTTACCGCTTGTCTTTTGGTTAAGGAAATGCTGCTTATAAACAGCAAACGGTCCCTTAACGCCTTCGGGATCCATGAAACGAATAATTTGGTACTCGTTCTCAATGAATTTAAAGTCTGTTGGGTAATCTCCAACAGGTGCTGATGCCTTTTCTGCTGCATCCCATCCAGCTTGAATTACTGAACTTGTTGCTTGCGCTGGGCGATCTGTAAGTGTTGCGTTGTCAAGTGAAAACGCATCATCTGATGGTGCGAGTGTATCTGTTCTGTCTACGGCCATTGGCTGATTTCTCCTAGTTTAGTTTAGTTTCGGTTGCGCGGATTTTATCCCACGCCTCGGCTATCTCATTAGTGAGCATCCGGTGTTCTGTCCATTCTATACGTTTAATGTGTAGAAGTCCAGCCTTTCCAAAGGACTCAATAACGGTTTCAATCATGGAGCGAGAATAAAGTCTGCGCCCCATCTGGTCCTCCCCGCGAACATTTTTTTTAACGGGAAGTCTGTAAGGTGAAGCAGGAAGGTAACCCTCTTTGATCCACGTACGAATCGTTATCACAGGGCGACCTAGTGCTTGCGCAAGCGCACCAATAGTAAACATCTCAACGTCTCGGCCGTTGGGTAATGTTTTAACATATGGCTTTGAGTCCCACCCTTGAAGGGGTTCTATTTCCCGCTTCTTAGGTTCTGAAACTTTTCGCTTACGTTTACTGCCTGGATAAAAAGCATCCAAGTCAGAAAAAGTAGAGTCAATTAAATCATCGGACATTAAATCTCTTTTACAAGAAACGCGTAAGAAATCTTTTTAGGAAACATTTTGTCGATATCACTTTCAGATAGTTCACCAGTGTACACACAAGCTAGAATTTCATTCTCTTGTAGTACAGGAACCATCTTTACGCATTTGTCGTAGATGTTTCGCTCTTTAAGAAGCGTCTCGGCAATATCCATATCTAAGGGATTAGAAACTTTTCTTTGGTTGGTTAATCTAACGTCGTCAACCTCAAGAACAACGTGACCATTCTCATTTGTTTTACCAAGCTCTTGAACATCTGCTTTTAAACGCGTCTTTAGTTCATTAGAGCGATCGGTTAATAAATCAATTTCTGATTTAAGGCTTAAGTATTGTTTTACTGTTTGCTTTACTGTAGTTATGTCCATGGCCAGAACTTAATGGCTACCCCTGACAAACGTCAAGGCGACACGCCGTTAGTCTTTTAGGTAAGCCTCAAGAGCGGCAATAATGATGCTGGTTACAGTAACCCCGTCAATTGCGGCCTTCTTCTGTACAGCTGTCCAAAGGTCGTCAGACACGCGGATAGTACGCGTAGGAGTCTTAGGTGCGTTAGGCATTAGATAATTGTAAGGTCACCCAACGATTATTGTTGGGTAAATTAGACAATAGAGGCCCCTAGGAAGGACTTTAAGCTACCAACCGTCATTGGAATACCACCCTTATCGTCAATCCCCTCACCGTCCACCACAGCGCTTGCTAAGGCATTCTTCTGTTGAAGTGACTCAAACTGGCGTTCCTCAATAGAACCTTGAACAATCAGATCTTGGATAACTATCGACGGCCACGTTGACGAAGCTCGTTTAATCCGTCCATTGCGTTGGGTAGCAGCGCCAGAAGACCAAGGTAAATCAAAGTTGATAAGAAGGTTAGCAGCAGGGAGATCCACACCGTAACCCCCAGCATCAGAACTAACGAGAACACGGATATTGGGTAAAGTATTAAATGCAATTTTATTCTCCTCTTTAGTCTTAGCGTCAATTTTACCTGAGTAAAGTCGGCACTGTTCAGAACCTAATGCATCCGCAATCATGTCCAACATGTCTACGTAAGTTGCAAAGATAACTACCTTGTTAGCGTCATCTTGGTCAAGAAACTCTTTTACATACTGAATTAAGTAATCAAGCTTTGGGGAGTTGTCTAACCCGTCAAGTGCGCCTGACTGCTTTAAATCATTAGCGTAGGCAGAGCCTTCACCTTTTGCGTCAAGGTATTTCTTTGAGCTTGTATGTAGCAGTTGTGGGTGAGAACAAAGCATCTTTAAACAACCTACTTTAGACATGATACGTCCGCGGATCTCATCCTCTGGTCCACCGTGCTTGTTTTCATACCCGTAATGAGCCATTACGTTAAACCCCGCGCCAAAAAGGTTCTGCGCTTCGTCAAGGTCGTTAACCAAATCGTTGGCTATACGGGCGTATAAGCGGGAAGACTTGCGGTCTAAGATAATTTTCACAGGCTCTTTGTGAATAGAGTCAGGTAAGAACGGTGCAACATCTGCGTCTTTTTGAGCTTTACGTACGCACGCATCTTTAAGCTTTGTGTGAAGCACAGGTAAGTTTCTGTAGTGATTAACCGCGCCCCAGTTGTTCCTAACAATAAAAGTAGAATCAAAAATATCAAACCTACCTAGAACACTTGAGTCTACAAACTGCATGATGCTGTACAGCTCTTCTGGTTTACCGTTCTCAATAGGGGTTCCAGTTAAAGCAAATCTAAAGTCGGCGTTGCCTAACTTCTTTACAGCTTTGGACCGCTTTGATTTAAATGATTTGATAGCGGTTGCTTCATCTAATACTACGAATCCGCGAGGTAAGTTTCGTACGGACTCCCAATCATTGACGACTTGCTCATAATTAAGAATGATGTAATCGATCCCAGAATTACGCCAGTCAAGGGCTTCTTCGTATTGTTCACGTCTTTTCTTAGGCGTTCCATCAATAACAAGAGACTTTGAAGTTTCATTTGTAAATTTTCCAATCTGATTGTGCCACTGGTATTTAAGGCTTGATAGGCAAATAACAAGACCTGGTTCTTTAATTTTCTTTTCATCCATCAACCGCTCAATTGCAGCAATAGTTAAAACGGTTTTACCAAGACCTAAATCATAGGCAACCAACATCTTCTGTCGGTCGCACATGCGATCAACAGCTTCTGGTTGGTAAGGTAAAAGTGTCCCCGTAAACGTCATGTGCCTACCCTAGCAGGGCACGTATTTGTTTAATCAAATTTGGCATATCACTGTTGTTAGTGATAACGGCGTCAAAATCCCAACCGTCTAAATCAATTTCTGAGACGTGATCATTAGCAGGACCTATGTTAATACGATTGATTCGCCAAACTTGGCCACCTTTTCCTTTGATGGCTTTTGCTTCGTTAACAAATCTAACGTCTGTGATAACAACTTTTTTGTCGTAGCCCCACCAATCATGACCAAACTGACCAACTACTTGGTCTACCCAAAACCCATCTCCAAAAAGTTTGCGGGCGCCTACACCTAAATCTTGAAGTAAACGTCGAACCTCTGGGTGATCGGTTTTAGCGGTCTCCCAACCTTTAGACTCAACAATGTCTTGTAATCTAAAATCCATACCGTTATGCATTACAAGAGGGTCAATCTCTAAAAGGAATTCCCGAATCTTGTCTGCAAAAGCTGCGCGTTCAAACCCATGAATACCCATAAGCATTCCAGCTACAGTGTCTTTACCTGAACGTGCGTAACCTGATAGACCGATAATCATAGAACCGCCTTCAATCCGTGTACTGAGTGTCGTGCATTAGCTATTCCTAAACGTACCTCATCAAGACTCATTCCGCCAATGTCTTTCATGTCTGTGTGGTTGTAGTTAAAAAACCACGCTTCCATGGACATCTCTCGGCATATCCTAATCATATCTTTTGAAGCATTACGACCGGCATCGTCGTTATCCAAAGCAAAAATAATTCGGTCTGCTCCTTGAATATAAGTAAGTTGTGACAAAGAAAGCAAAGCTCCGTATATAGCAACTCCGCCGGTAATACCAATAGAGGCTAAACGAACAACATCTAAAGGCGACTCAACAACAATCATGTCCCCACCTACATACTGCTTGTAGCCAAACAACGAATTGCTTTTCTTCATCTTGGCGGGAGTGTTATTAAAGTATCGCTTTGAGTAACCCTTCTCCTGCCACCCAAGAAGCTTCTCAGTTCTAGCGTCGCGAATAGGAATAATCCAATTCTCTTTTCGTTCATCCCAACAAAGCTCATAGTCACGTGACGCGTTACTAGTTAAACCGCGGGAAGCTAGCGCCTCTGCTGGAGGGTCTACAAAAGCACTGAGCATAGACTCCGTAATGATTGTCGGCTCCTCAATAGGAGCTTTCTTCTCTTCAGTAATCCTGTTAAATCTAGAAACTAAAAGAGACGGTGAGTCAAACCACTCCTTAGCTTTGTCGTAGTCAATACCGGATACGTAGTTAATCAAAGAATAAACGTTTCCCTTAAACTGACAAGAAAAACATATAAACGCCCCAGTATCTGCATTGATCCAAAACGATGGGTTTCTGTCTTCGTGACCTGTTCTGTCCTTATGTGCAGGGCAATAACTCTGAACTTCATCACCGCGAGTAGAGACCGTCTCCATACCTAGTCGGGTAAGAGTGTCTTGCATATCTTCTACTGTCATAGATCTTCCATACCTAGTTCGCGGAACTGGCCTGTTTCCCAATCCCAGCAAAGTGAAACTTCGCTCTGTCCAGAGTTACGGCTTGCTACAACGCGTAGTAGTCGTGTGTCATCTACTTGTTCGTCTTCACGTTGTAGGCCAAAGATAACATCAGCATCTTGATGGAATGAAGATGAGTAACCAATAGCATCGGCAGATACTTGGCCCTTCTTCATCTTCCAAGAAAGAACCTGAGTTGAAATAACAATAGGCTTCTCAATCTTCTGCGCAAGGCGCTTTAAAGACCGTGTGATGTTAGTAAGCGCCTGTGGTGTGTTTGATTCACCTGTCTGCTCATCAATCATCAAGTAAGTTCCGTCAATAAAAACAATGTCAGGGTTCTTACTTTGGATCTTGCTGGCAATCCCACCAACTGTCTGACCACCCGATGAATCAATAAACCAAAACTTATCGCGCATGTTGGGGATGTTATTAACAATACGGTAGTACATAGCCTCTTCTTCAGGAGTCAGTGCACCAGTCATTAAACGCTTATGAGAAATACGCGCTCGCATAGCGTAGTAACGGCTTAGCTGTTCAGAGTTACTCATCTCAAAAGAATAAAACATTGGCGTGTGCCCTTGTAGTTGAGCATTGATAGCAATCTGCAAAGCAAGGGTTGACTTACCTGTCTTAGGTGGAGCAATAATTACAACAAGTTGACCCGGCTGTAATCCAGATGTTGATTGGTCGATAGTATTAAACCCTGTAGGAATGCCAAGCAACCCCGGGTTGCTCTTGCGCCATTCGTAATCAGCTATTGCTGTTGCAGCAGCCTTAGTTACTTCAAGGTCATTAGATTTATTAAGCCCGTCTTCTTCAAGCTTAATCATTCCATGTTGCAAAGCCAACAAAGCGGACTCGTGGTTTTGATCTTTCTCTAAAGCTTCTAGTGCTGAACCAAGTGTAGAAACAATACGTTGCTTGCGTCTCTCATCAGTTAGTCTGTCAATTAAATAAAAGATGCTGTCGGGGCTAGGTGTCAGTTCATAGGTTGGAAAGTTTTCTTTTATGACATCAAAGCTTGGGCATTCTTGATACTCGGAGAAATGGCTTTGAATAAATCTAAATAGTTTTTTATCTGTGGCGTCGGAAAACCAAGAGTCGTTTATATTCTTTTCTAAAACTAAAGAAGCGTCACGACTTTCAATGATCTTGCTAATTAACCTGGCTTGGTTGTTCATAAGCTTTGTATGTCCAATCCCCAATGTCCGTAACGTAGAAGTCTGTTTGGTATGTCAAGCACACCAATAACTTCTGGTCTGTACGGCAACTCCGCTACTAAATGATCTACTGAATCGTACGCCGAGAAGTATCTAAACGGATTAGTACCCATGCTGTCAAGCACGTCTACTGTTTTTCCTAATTCTTCTTGGTCTATGTCAAAAGAGGCAAGCTCTAAAGTCACACCGTTCTTTGTAGTATACAAATAAAGAAAACTTAAAAGCTCTCTTCTAATTTTTTTTTCTACTTTTGGTACAGGGAAGAACTTGAATTTTTTTTCAATCTTGAGCTCAACTGTTAAGAATGTATCGCTGACTACAATAATTCTTCTGGGGAGCTCGTTACTGATGTCCCCGTTTTTCAATCTAGAGGACCTCTACCTTGCCAAACTTAATAATGAACTCACGGAAGTCTTTGCTTGACTTCTGGGCTTTGGCAGCATCGTCAGTAGTTGCCCTGCTTGAGATCTCTAACGGGTATGTCCCATTATTCGTTTCAATCCTTGCTTGAACAAACTTAACATGTTTGCATGTATCTCTGGAAGAAAACCCTGGGCAAGTACAGTTGAACTCATCAGTATCACCAACTGACACTTCGTAAATTCCGGGACCCTGCACATTTTTCTGAGGAAGAAAAACTTGAACTAAACGAAAGTCGTCAGTCATTTGAAACTCTTTCATCGGCGTAGGTCTCCTTTAGCGACAGTAATGGGTAAATAAGAAAAAGCTTCGTTTGCAAAGCTTTCAGTTGCATCACCGTAGAGTCCCGCCCAATTCTTTAGTTCGATATTAGTTGTGACAATAGTAGGCAATCCGTTGTTAAAGCGGGTTCTCAACACGTGATGAAGTAAGTTCTTTTGCCACCCGGACAGACTAGCGTGTTCTTTGCCCAGATCGTCAATAATGAGAACGCGGATGTTGTAGGCATCATCCTTACACTCCCCTAGCATCCCGTCATAGAGGTTTTCCGCCTCTGGGGTGAAGTCATCCATCAACTCACCCTTTAAATCGATAATGTCGTTGAAGGTGGCAAAATAGCAAGGGCGGATTAAAACCTTGTTCTCAGATGGTGAGAAAGACTCTAATGGAAACTTAGTAATCATTTCCTGAATGACTGCCAAAGCTAGAGTTGTCTTTCCGCGACCTGGTTGACCGCAGAGGAGAAGACCGCGGCCACATGCCTTTGAACCTACAGCACGAATAATCTTTCCGTCCTCTACTGATTTAATCCAACGGCGGATCTTGTCAATATCTAAAGGGTCGGTATCTGTGCAATCGTCAAGAGTCCAACCAACCCTTGCATCAGGAACAGAAGCAATCTGTAACCAAGAACGGCGCCTAACCTTTAACTCTTTAGGATTAAACATTAAATACCTTCCCAAGACTTCTCCGCGGAGACCTTGGCAGTTTCAAGATCTTCATCGGTAACACTAGCCCTTCTACAATCAATTGCAAGAGAACCAAACTGGGATATAAATCTTTTCCAAATATGCTCAGGGTCATTGATATGGGTTTCATGAGCTAACTGACTGAAGTAACGATCCATCATGAGTAATTCAAGTTCGCCATCTGTGCTGTGAGTTTTACGAGCGTTTGCAAAAGCTATCTTGAAACGGCTCTTTGCCACAGTCCACGGTTTGACATGCCACATATCCTCAAGTCGGCGGACAAACTCTGTAGAGGATTTATCGGCAGACCAAAGCGCTGGAGATTGAGACTGTAGGGATGTAACAGTGTCCTGATGCTTTTTAAGTTTGGCTTCTTGGTGTTCAGCTGCTCGGCGAGCGCGATCCTTTTGAAGTCTTTCCTGCACCTCGTCTGGGTCGTTATCCATCTGCCCTAAGAATGTCATTTCGCCTCCCGCTTTCAAATCTACTTTAACAAATGTCTCTTCCCCGACCACGTCGGGAACTCTTTCTTGCTTATCAGCAAATAAGCTATTAGTGCTTAATCTGCTATTTGACTGTGTCTGTATACAGAGAGTACGGGTTTTCAGTACTTCTGAAATACGGGTTTCCAGTAAATCCCACCCAGCGGGTGTGATCTCAATAATGCTTCTATAGGCACCATTGGAATACTTCTGCTTTGTTGTACGGGTCAGCCCGGCCTTCTTAAGCTCATTCAGGGATTTTTGGCAGGCATCTCTACCCTCCACGAATACCTCTGACAGGGCTTTGGCGCCCCCGTAGAGCTCTTTAGATGCGATCTCCATGAGAACGCCTAGGGCACGGGCTGTAATCACGCCTGAGACCCCTTCTTGGCTTTTTCTATTTCTTCGACAATAGCTTTAGCAAAGATCTTGGCGATAGCCTCAATACCGAAATAAAGATTTCCAGCTTCGTCTTCGTCGTACTCTTCGTCTGCTTCTTCGTCATCTTCATCCTCCTCGTCCACATCTTCTTCCTCAGGTTCTACGTAGGGGGTTTCCACGACATTTGGTGGGTCCTGCTCCGCGGTTGGGATTACAGGCTCTACTACAGCCTTGACCCCATTAGATGCCTTGATAGGCAAAAGGCCCTCAGTTAAATCAAAGCAGGGGATGCCCATCTCGGTTGCTAGAGCAAGTGTGTTTTGGCATTCGGAGTCTTCGTCAGACCACAGAATAAAACACGAGGTGTTTTTTGGGTCGGTCTTGCCTAGTGCATCTGAAAGCGGGCTTTGGAAAACTGGTTTGTTCTTGTCCTTAGCAAACTGTGCTGAAAAGATCTTTGCTTGACTCATCTTTCCATCTTCAACAATATGAACTACGCCATCCGCGCCCTTTGCATAGAAGTGATCTTCCATAAGCGCTTCTAAATTAGCTCTACTGGTAGTACCGTTACCGGCAACTACTACATAATATTTTTCCATTATCTCTCCTTGTTAGGGGAGGCCTACCATACACGATTATCTACTCGGGTCTAGTTGGATTAATTATTGCTGGTCGGTGTGTCGCCACACGTTCGGCTATTGTTAATAAGAACGAACCTAAAAATCCTCCCGCGATTGCCCATACAATTAGGGTGGGTATGTTTTCTGGGATCAAAATGTATACAGGTAATGACGCTATTACTAAAGCAAAAGACGCGTTGATTACTAAACCCCCACCTAATATAGCCAAGAGGTTAATAAACGGTTTTAATACAGCTAAAAAGAAAGCTGTAAACATTCCAACAATTAGTAGCTCAGTCATAGACTGATAGTACTACGTTTCTGGTTGCGCTAAGTAAATTGCTACAGTTGTTCCAAGGTTAAGTTGGTTTTCTAAAGCGTAGTCGCTTAGACGTGTTTGTATAGCAAAACGGTTTTTGTATAGATGACTGCGTGCAGCGTTAGCCGTTCCGCCTTCCCAGAATAGATCCGTTCCGTTTGCTGGGCCGTAGCTACCGGTAAAGAATGGAGATACCGCAGAACTGTTTTCAAACAGTGCTGAGTCCAGTTTAAGTACGTCACCTATAGCAGCTGTCCAAGAAAGTTGTACGTGCGCATAAGCTGCAGTTGCAGGAGCAGTTGCTGTTACGTACACGCGTTCCCATGTTGTTCCTGTGCCACTAAGTGTAAACGCTGACCCTGTTGAAACTGGACTTATTGCAGCTTTAGATGAGTCATACCAAACAATAGATGGAATAACCGTTTCAGAACCAGATACTAGTTGTGCGTAAACACTAAAAGTGTAAGAGGTGCTTGGGTAATACACTCCCATTAAATCAGCAGTGGTGGTAGTAGATTTAACAAGTACAGATGTTCCAGTTGCTGTTAGTTGTAAAGCGTTGCCTGAGACATAGGTCTCCGCCGCGGTTAAAACCGTTGTGTTTCTAGCAACGTTAGCGTTGGTTAAAGCGTATGTAAATGTTTTAGAAGCTTGTGCAGGGTTAACAGTGTTTACGCCCACAGTTGCAACAGTAAACGTCCCGTTAAATGGGGAACCAACACCAGTAACAACAACTACGCTTCCTACACGTAAGTCATGGCTAACACTTGTTTCTAAAGTTGCAATGTTGGACGTAATGGACCTGTATTGAACAGAGAACACTCCAACATCTGGCTCTTTTGTTGTTGTATCAACAGCCGAGGTTGCACCTGTTACAGCCCATGGGGTTAAAGGAGAAGCAAAATGTGGGTTGAGCAATTCATTAATTCGAGTAGCTCGCAGTGTCATATGGATCTGACGAGCTTCATCAAAGTCACTTACCGTAGATGCCTGCTCAAATTGAGCACAATCAAAGTAGTGGTATTCATTAGAAGCAGATGCTGCTGCAGATACAACAGTAATAACAGGTACTGCATAATAAGCACCTGATGGCGCAGTGCCTGTAACCGTTGGTCGAGCAGAGAAATCGCCAACAGCGTTGTTAACTGAGCTACCTGTTGTTTCTGATATGAATGCTCCTAAACGCCCGTACCAACGTATTTTAAGTACAATACCGCGAATCGTTGTTCCAGCAGCGGAGTAAACGCTAAATACGTAGCTACTTGCAGCAGTTACTGGGACGCCTTTAAGAACAGAGTTATCTAAGCCACATTCAATTTTAATTGTTGCGGCGGAGGCAGTTGCATTTTTTACAGACAAAATTCCATTTTGTTTGTTTGGGTAAAGAACAAGTGCTGAAGGTTCATCCCACGGGGTTGGGTAAGGGGTTAGTTTAGGGTAAGACAACGTTCCTTGGTTGTAGGCGTTTAGCTCTGATACATCGCTAGCGGTCAAAGCAAACGAGACCGTGGTTGATGTTCTAGCTGTAATAGTTTTTGCCGACCCTACGGTATTAAATAGAGGCTGAGAGAATCCGGCGGTATTGATCTTATTACCTACCTGATATGTATGAGGCCCAATGGTCAGAGTTACTACGTTTGTAGTAAGAGACACTCTGGTGATGTCTTTAATAGGGAGATACGCAATTGTTGAGGTTGCATCGGAAGATGCCCAATGACCTACGGACTCTTCAAATGAAGAATCGTTGTAATCAAGTAACAAGTTATGCCCATTAGTTAACCCGTTAACGCTTGGGTTAGGGGTTCCCGCGATTGGTTCTGGAACGGCATACCCTGTAAATGCTTTCATAAATTCACGAAGACCTTGTGCACTTCCTTTTTTCTTACCAATTTGCACGGCATCGCGTACAAGAATTCTAGACTGCTGGTACCCAATCTCAGGTTCGTATGTAAGACCAAACTGTTGAAGGAGTGACGGCAACAGCGTTCCGCCAACTTTTTCTAAGTTATACCTATCAACTAACAAACTTGTTATTGTTTGAGCGTAGTCAAGTTGGAAACCAAAAAGGTGCATAAAGTCAGATAGATCTTCATTGTCCCAGTCCGCAGTTGCAATATAAGGCTGTTTAATTTTATAAATTTCTGGAAGATTGCTATACAGATTATTTCCGTAGTTATAGTTTTTAACTGAAACACCTGTGATGTTTCCAGCACGAATCCAATTAAATGTAATAGTGTCGTATACAAACAGAGAGTAGTAGTAAAACGCTCCTTGAGCTAAGTTTGTTGTATCGTTGTATACAGTTGGGTCATTTTCTTTTGGAACGCTAACAAGTATGTCCCCATCGTATGCGTTTACAGGATAACCATAAGAGTTACGTACAAGACGTACGGTTGCCCATTTACCACTTGGACTAGTCCACTTAACTCGGATAGCTCCGTATCCACGAGCTTGTGCAGTAAAAGATCCAGCTAAGTAGTTAACAGCTGCAGAAGAGCCGTAAGAACTTAAGCCGTAGTAATCAATACCGTAACGTGACATTAGCTAAGGATACCCCCGGTTAATGTAAGGTTTACATCAGTTGTGTAATCTGTTTCTGGAATTTCATCTGTTTGGCAAATAATATCCCCAACAGTTAAAGCAGTAGCGTTTGCAGCTCCTGTAACAGCTGTTGATGACACATTTGCCGCAATACATACATATGAGACTGTAGTTGAGGCTGTTGAGGTAACAATATAGGTACCGTTAAAAGTAGTATCTACGTCAGCCACTCTAATTGTTTGACCAACAGTAAACCCGTGACTAGCCCCAACTGTAATAGTTGCTACGTTTGAAGTTAAAGCTTTGTTTGTAACAGTTTTAGTAATATCTTGATCTTCACGAACAAGCTTTGTAATTTGAGAATAAGCAACGCCAGGCACTGATGCAATCGCACCAAGAACATCTTGTAGTGTGATGCGGTCAGCAAAGGCTACGTTATCAAAAGCTAATAGCTCTGTAATAATTGAGTTTACATCTGCTTCTACTAAACTTTGCTTATATTGTGGTAAACATGTAATAGACGCATCAATTAATACTGGTACATAGCTTGGTGGTTGAAAAGTAACAGTTGTATTAGCTGGGATTTTATCAACAAGATAATTTTCAACGGTTGTTTTAAGAGTGTTAAACACCGTAGAAGGGGTTACACCATCATTTTGAACACCTTTATCTCCGTAAGGAGCAAAGAAAACTGTCACGCTTGTATAAACATCTGCAATAGCGATTGCTTTAGCAACTCCGCCCACTTGAACAACTAAAGCGGAGTAGTCTGATAGTGATACAGCTCTGTTTAAAGAACGAACGCTTAAAGGGGCGTTAACACGGATAGAGTCTGTTGACTCTGGGTCAGCACCTCCTGAAGCGGATCCGTCATTTGACGCTGAAACGTATTGATTCAAAACAGATAAGCCAGAAACTGCGTTTGTAATAATGTACTTAATAGTGTTAGCTGCAACGTTACCTTCAGCGCCTCCGCCAACTCTGTATGTTGCATAAATCTGTGCATTGTTAGGTGGAACTCGCCCACTAATGTTGTCTCCAAAGATTACAAAAGTAGTGCCGGCCGCGTTAGTGTATGTTGAAAACACAGGATCGTAACTGTTGTAGTCAATTAAATATGGTACTTCAGTGTAGTTAATTGAACCCACGAGTAAAGAAATACTTCCGGTAATTACAGGCGAGCCTGATAGTTGGAAAGTTTGATTTACAGTACCGTCAGATTGTCCGATATCTTCTGAGGTTACAGTAGTGCCTTGAGTAGCTAAAGCAAGAGTATTGGTGCTTCCAGCAGGTACAGTAACCGCACTATTTGTTTCAAAAACAATTTGATTGTTAGAGGCGTTTGAAATTGTAGAAGTTGCAACTTGGGTTAGGGCCGGAACTGTAATTGATGACGCTGTTGTGTTGGTAAAAGTGACCGTAACTGTAGATGCAGTGCTTTGAGTTGGTCTGTACCCAAGAAGCTTTGCAAGTTGAAGAACGTTATCTCTTTGGCTAGCTGTTGAGATAAATGCCTCGTTGGCGGACTTGTCAATGTAATAGTTTAGAATATCGCCCATGTAAGAAAAGGTTTCAAGGATAGTCATACCAAAATCCGCTGGGTCGCGGTTGGTCCATAGCGGTGCATACTCTGGGATAAGGTCAATTAGATCTTCGCGGATAGCCGCGTAGTCTCTTGAGGTGTAGTCCACCTGTGGGATGTAGTTATTTGCCATTATTGTTGTACCTCCAGAATTACTTCGCCTGTACGGCTAAGGATAGCGGTTTTTATCTTTACACTTTGTTCATTCTCAATTGGGTTGTATCTATAAAAGATCTCCGCGACTATGTAGCCGTCGGTGGAATCTGTGTAGATAGACACGTCAGTCAGAATTAAATCTTTTAGCCAATTAGAAAAGGCTGTAGCTATTGTGTCTTTTAACAGACCACTGGCAGAGCTCGTGTTTTCAAAGAGAGAGTTCGAGGATTCGCTTCCAAAAGTAGGCCTCATTACGCGCTCGTTTAGTCTAGTCATGACCACCAGAACTACTCGGTCTTGCCAAATCTTCTTTTCGTCGGTTGTATAGGAAACCGACCCAGATGAATCAAATGAAAACGGAAGAGACATTGCTCTTTCTGTCATGATAGTACTCCCATCCATACTGGGAAATTAGGGTCCCCAGCTGTAAACATAACCCATACTTTTTGATCTAAATTAGGCACACCGCGGTGCGGGGTGTGCTCTTTTATATCGGTTGAGTCGTTAAAAGCAGAGCCAGATGACCCGTTCCATTTTTTGTCTTCATTATAGGCTGTTTCATGCTCGTGGTCTAAAAAGTTTGTTGAATCTGGGGTTTTGCCTGTGTGGTTGTTGGTATGGGCCGCTGTGTAGCTAAATGTGTGAGTATGAGAACCAAAGGTAGATACCGTGGTTCCACCAGTTGTTCCTGATATCGCATGGTCTGCGTGTGCTGTAAGTAGGGCTGCGACTTCAGAAGCTAAATGTTTTTTATGATCAGGGTGGTCTGCGTTAAATATGACAGGCAAACATGGGTTAGCCCATTCAGTAAATTCTCCACCAAGAACTTGAGGGACAACAAGTTTAATTCGTTGTAGGTTTTCAGGGTCCTCGTTGTCAACGCACACACCCAGGTATATTCCGTAAAAACGTTTGTCAAAGTTCATCGCGCACCCGCTCTTTTAAGAATTCTATCTAAAATTATTGGTGTCTTCTTAGGCTCTGTAATTATGTTATTTAGAGAAGCTGTTTGGCTTTTCCATTTAGGTGTTTCTTGAGAACGGTTAGAAACAGGTTTTGCTCTGTTGTTTAAAGAACCAAAACTACCCTTTGATTGAGGTGTTAAAGCTTTTGCGGACATGTTTAATCCAGTTTTAGGCACAACTACTGTTTGTTTTTTATTTGGGACAATCGTTCTTTTAGGGGCGTACTCTGGGGCAGCAATTGTTTTGTTATCGCTCCACGTGTTAGCTGTACCTAAAGAATCTACCCCGACGGTCAAAATAGTTGTGTAGCGTTGGCGGTTACGTTCTTCTTCAATAATTTTATGCTCTGTTTGAAGTATGGTCCAGTAACCTGAGTAAGTCTGCCCTATGCCTTCTAAAAATACAGGCATATCTGGTCGTAAATCAGGATCACCTAACACTTCTACTACAGCTCGGTAAGGGAAGGCGTTATGTTCTTCCGCGGCATTTGCTTCATGGCCTGCTGTTTCAACGTCATTGGCTACAACCGCAGAATCAAAACTATCAAAAAACTCTACTTGTTGTTTTTTTCTAGTTTTTTTGTTTCTTTTTTGTTTTGTAATAGATAAAGGTGTTTTAGAAAATTGATCAACACCTGAAATAGCAACTGCTGCTTTTGTTACATCATCAAAATCTACAGATTCACCAATAATAGGTCTGAAAGAGTAGATAGTTGAGCCTTCAGGGGCGCTCATAGAGCGCATAATAAATTTAGGCGCACTTGCTCTAAAGTTTGTAAAATCTTCAAGAACTGGTTGAAAATACAGCTCTGTGTTTTGAGCCCGTAGTGTGTACCCACACTGCCTTGCTAGGCGTACCATGAGTTCCCAGTCTGTGTGTCCGGCTTGAGAAATTTGAGGGTATACACGTGGATGAGGGACCGCGTAAGCGACAAAGTTATACTTTGAAGCAATTTTTTTAATTACTTGATCGGCTGTTGTGTTTCTGTAAATTGTTTGAGAAGGCGCTCTCATTCTATAAGAAGCGCCAATAATAACAACTTCGGTAAAGTTTTTTCCAGGGGTTTTCTCTGGGTTAATATGGTGCACGTACCCGTACATTTGTCGTTTGCTATTTC